GGCGGCGTTCGAGTACGTGTTTCAGACGTACGACGTCGTCCGCGCCTACCTGGACCCGCCACTGTGGGCCAGCGAGGTCAACTTCCTCCAAGGGAAGTACGGCGACCGGGTCGTCTTCGAGTGGCCGACGTACCGGATCAAGCCGATGCATGCGGCGCTCGAGCGATTGAAGACCGACATCATCAACCCCACCTCGGGGCTGTCATTCGACGCGGACCCCGATGCGGACATCCATTACCGGAACGCGGTCATGCGTGCCCGTGCAGGGCAGACCTACATCCTCGGGAAACCGGCGGACAACCAGAAGATCGACATCGTCATGTCCGACGCGCTGGCGCATGAGGCCGTGAATGATGCGATCGCAGCGAATGATCTCGGCCGGCGCAAGACGTCACAGATTTCGACCACGTTCTACAAGATCGGCTAACCGGGAGGTGTTCATGGACGTCATCACCGCCCGGGAACGCCTCGCTGTGGGGATGCATGAGCTTCAGGAGTCGCTGAACGCGAAGCAGAAGCGTGAGCGGTACTTCCGTGGGGATCATGACCGTCCGTTCGCCCCTGCAGGTGTGAATGAGGAGTACACGGATCTGCAGGACCAGGCGATCGCGAACTGGATCGCTCTCGCGGTCGGGTCTCCTGTTCAGCGACTCCGAGGCGACTCCTTCGTCACCCATGTGGACGAGAACCTCGACAAGACGTTGTGGCGGAATGTGTGGCAGTCGAACCGTATGGATTCGATGCAGGCGCTCCCGTATCGCGACATGATGATGCACGGCCGCGGGATCGTGTCAGTGTGGCCGAACACGAAGGTCAAGGCTCGGCCGATCGTCCGCCCGGAGTCGAACGAGCTCGTCTACGTGCACCCTTCGGAGGATGACCCGTTCACGGCTGCCTGGTCGGTGAAGGTGTTCACCGTGCAGGACTACTCGCTCGCCGCTGGTGCGCTGGTCCTCCCCACAGGGACGCCGGGCACGGTCCGCACGGTAGGGATCGTGTACGACGACACGTCGATGATCCGGTTCGAGAAGGGCGGCAAGTCCAACAACGCCGACTTCGAGGTTGTGGCTGACGGAACTCACCCGATGGGTGAGAACCCGTTCGTCACCTTCGACTACCGCCCGGATGCGATGGGCCGCACCTGGTCGCCGATGGACCCGCTGATCCCGCAGCAGGACGCGATCAACACCATCCGGTTCAACACCCTGTTGGCGATGCAGTTCAGTGCGTTCCGGCAGCGCATCGTTGTCGGATTCGACCCGGTTGTACGTGACGAGCAGGGCAACGTCGTCTTCCAGAAGAACCCGGACGGCTCTTTCAAGCTCGACGGCAACGGAAACCCAATGCCCCAGGTCACCGCGGCCGGGAAAATCGGCGTCGACCGGCTCCTCGCCTTCCCTGGTGGTGACACGAAGGTGTTCGATCTCCCTGAGTCGAACCTGTCGAACTACATCACCGTGCTTGGGGAGTTCCTGACCCAGTTCTTCGCGACCGGCCAGATTCCGCCCCAGTACCTCCTGTCTCGGATGGCGAATCTCTCCGGTGACGCACTGACCGGTGCCGAGTCGACACTTGCGTCTCTCGTGCAGGAGATCCAGCTCATCGGAGCGGAAGCGAACGAGGGCATCTTCCGTCGCGGCGCGAAGTGCGCCGGCCTCGAGTCGGACTTCCCCGACGCGGAGATGAACTACGCCGATGCGGAAGCGAAGTCGTTCGCCCAGGTGGTCGACGGGATCCAGAAGCTCATCGCTGTCGACTTCCCCCACCGGGACGCGTTCGCGATGCTCCCCGGGGCGACGAAGCAGAAGGTCGATGACTGGATGGACCACATGGAGGACGAGTCCTTCACATCCACCCTCGCCAACGCTGCACGGTCGTTCCAGGTTGCCCCCGGTCAGTCGGTGGCTCCGGTGGCTGATCAGACGGAGCTGACCGATGGCACTTCCAACAACGGCAGTTGATCACTACCGGCAGCAGCAAGCGATCAGCGTTTCCACTGCAAAGCAGGTGGAGCGGTTGTGGCGGCAGATGGGTGTGAACTTCGACCTGTCGTGGTCGTCGATCTCCCCGGATGTGTTCGCGGCTGTGATCGCAGGACAGACTGCTGCCGCTGCTGGCGGGCTCGACTATGTTCCGGCTGTGCTCGAAGAGCAGGGCATCACCGCCCCGGCTGTGGCTGACGTCAACCCCGCACGCTTCGCCGGCGGAACCCGTGACGGACGGCCGCTCGAGTCGCTTCTCGCAGGTGCCGTGTACGAGTCAAAGACTGCGGTCGGTCAGGGATACAGCACAGATGCCGCCCTCAGGCAGGGAAGCATCTGGCTGTCCACTGCCGTCCTGGACGCTGTCCGGGACGCGAACCGGCAGGCCGTTGCCTCCGGGTACACGGTGCGCCCCAAGGTGCAGGGATGGGTGCGGATGCTGAATCCGCCCTCATGCAAGTTCTGCATCACGTTGGCGGGAAAGTTCTTCCGCTGGAACCAGGGGTTCCAATCGCACAACCGGTGCGACTGCAGGCACATCCCCACGAACGAGTCCGTGTCTGAAGACCTCACTGTGGACCCGTACAAGTACTTCCACAGCCTGGACGAGAAGACCCAGAACCAGTTGTTCGGGAAGAACGATGCGGAAGCGATCCGCTCCGGTGGTGACATCTACCGGGTCGTCAACGTCCGATCGCGCGGCCTGTCCGATGACGTGCTCAAGAACACTGCCGGCCGTAACCGTGGATGGCAGGCACGACGGTGGGATTCCCCATCAAAGATGACGATCGACGACATCTTCGCCGTCGCGAAGAACCGTGACGACGCCATCCGGCTCATGGAAACGAACGGGTTCATCACCGGCGCCCAGAACGCCGGCGGAAACCTGATCGGAAACGTCGGGTTCGGTTACGCCGGGCAGCTGGGCCGCGGAGGGACCCGCAAGGGTGCAACGCGCGCGTATCAGAAGGCCCTCGTGACCGGGAACAGGGACCTCCTGGAACCGGCCACTCAGACCGCCGCGGAACGGCGCCTGCACAACGCTTACCTCGTGAAGCAGGCCGTCGACCAGAACCGCAACCCGTTCGGAACCGCGCGCCTCACCCCGGGCATGCGGAAAATCGCGGACGACATGTACGCCCGCGAGATCGGGAAGCTCGACACCGCTCCTCAGAGCGTCCGCGAGCTCGCCCGACTGCTCCACATTCTCTGACGTCGCAAGGACGCCAGACCACCGGCACGCAAGGTGCCTACACCGTCTCGCAAGGAGATCCGTCATGTGCAAACTCAACCCATTCCCCACGATCGTCGACGCTGACGGCATGGCCGTCATCGGCCGCACCCTCCACGACCTCCGAGGCATTCGCTTCGGGGACGGTGAAGGCGGCAACGGGAGTGACAGGGCAGGCGGAGACGGTGAAGGCGCTGATGGTGAAGGTGCCGACAAGGAAGGCCTTGGCGATGCCGGGCAGCAGGCTCTCGACCGGCTGAAGGCACGCGAACGGGCATCCCGGGCAGAGGCGAAGGCATACAAGGACCTCGGCCTCACCCCGGACGAGATCAAGGAACTCATCAACGCTCGCGATAAGGCGGGCGCACCCGACGAGGACAAGATCCGCCAGACCGCACAGCGGGAGGCAGAGACGGCAGCCCGTGAGAAGTTCGCCGTCAAGCTGCGTGCCTCCGAGGTGCGCGCCCAGGCGGCGGAACTCGGATTCGCTTCCCCCTCGGATGCGCTGGCCCTTCTCCCCGCAGACAAGCTCGCCGGCGTCGACGTGTCCGACGACGACGAAGTCGACACCGGTGAGGTCAAGAAGCTGCTCGAGCAGCTGAAGACCGACAAGCCGTATCTGCTGAAGAACACCGACACCACCGCCGATTACACCACTGCTGGGATCGGCGCCTCAGGCTCCGGCAAGACGCCGGATGTTCAGCCGGGGCTGGACCGCATGCGGTCCGCCTACGCGAAGAACACCAAGAAATAACAAACGCTCCACGCGGACGCGGGGAGCCCTACCTGAAAGGAGGCAGCCACAATGGCTGTCACTCTTCCTCAGTCCGCGCTCCTGTCGCAGAACGACCTGCAGCGCGGCGTCATCGAGACGTTCGTGCAGCTCTCGCCTGTTCTCGACCGCATCCCGCTGATGCCGATCGAGGGCAACGCGTACGCGTACAACGTCGAGGCCACCCTGCCCGGTGTCGCGTTCCGTGCCGTCAACGAGGCCTACACCGAGTCGACCGGTACCGTGAACCAGCTCACCGAGTCGCTCGTCATCCTCGGTGGCGACGCCGACGTGGACCGCTTCATCGTCCAGACCCGCGGCAACCTCAACGACCAGCGCGCCGTGCAGACCCGACTCAAGGTCAAGGCCGCGTCGTACAAGTTCCAGGACACCTTCTTCAACGGTGACGTCACCGTTGACACGAAGTCGTTCGACGGACTCAAGAAGCGTCTCACCGGCTCCCAGGTCATCTCCGCCGGCACCAACGGCATCCCCGTCGTCGGCAACGGCGGTTCGGACGCCAACGCGTTCTTCGACCAGCTCGACAACCTCCTCGCCGCGGTCCCCGGAATCGATGCCTCCAACGGCGCCAT